AAGACGCTTGTCTCGGAGTTTGAGAACGGTGCGGAACAAAGACGCCGCAAATGGGCGAATCCACAGCGCAAGTGGACGCTTAGGTTTAACAACAGAATGCATGCGGAGATGACGGATGTTTCAGATTTCTTCAAAAGCAAATTTGGCTCATTTATGGCGTTTACATGGACAAACCCGAACGATTCGACAGAATGCATTGTTCGTTTTGTTGAGGATAGTTTTCAGTTTAGCCGCAAGGCATACGGAGTGTATGACTTTGAATTTGAATTCATCGAGGTGAAATAATGCCGCGCGAAGTAGACAGCATATTTAAATCAGAGAAGGCGAAACGGGAAAATACGCCTATCTTTTTATACACGCTTGAAAAATATGACAGTGTAAACGATCTTCACCTTGCGGGCCTCGATGAGGACGTGGTTTATAACGGTATTACTTACTCAAAGTTTCCTATAACCCATGAGTTTGTCGGCGAGAACAATCAAGGCGCGATTGATCAAGTAAAGGTGCGGCTTGCCAATGTTTCAAGGCTCATTCAGCTCTATTTAGAGCAGTTTGATTTTAGAGGCAGGAAGGTGACTATTCGGATGGTCTGGTTCAATCAGTTGTCTGATCCAGATGCCTTCATGGATGACATCTTCTACATCGATAGCTATACCGCGGATCAGAATAACGTGGAGTTTACGCTTACAGGAAAGTTTGATGTTTTAGGAGTGGATTTACCGGCAAGGCGATATTCTCGGAATTACTGCGCATGGAAGTTTAAATCCGCGGAGTGCGGATATTCAGGAGCTGAAATTACATGCAACAAGACAAAACAGAGATGCAAGCAACTGAACAATTACCAGAGGTTCGGGGCTTTCCCATCAGTGCCGACAAGGCGCATATACGTGATGTAGAGAGATGTATCGTGGATAAGTATCTCGGTATTCCGTATCGGCACCGGGGTCGGACATTAGACGGCCTTGACTGCTGGGGGTTCTTGAAGTTTGTCTATGCAGATTTAGGAGTGAGGCTGTTTGATGTCGAGGATCTTGAATACAGCAAAGTTTGGGGCATTGAGGGTAAAGATTATTTTAAAGCGCATTACTTTCATGACTGGTTTGAAGTCAGAACGCCGGAGATTCTTGACGGGGTATTGTTTGTCAACTCAAGAAAAATTGCCAATCATGCAGGAGTTGTTTTGAGCAACAAAAGATTTATTCATTGTTGCAGGCAGGGAGTAATTATTTCAAGACTCGAGGAATCCTCGTGGGTGGCAAGAGTAGAAGGATTTTACAGATTAAAGGATAAGAGATGGTAACAATAAGAAATATCGATAATCCATTTAAGCTAGAAGAAGCGCAGACCAAAGAGCTTGAATTTTCAAGAAGCAAGACTATCAAGGATTATCTTCAAGAAGCGGGTATAGCCTTTGAGGATCGGCGCGTTATTGGTACCGGCCGCAGGATATCTGATTTATCGGAAAAGCTTGAATGCGGAGATGAGATTACAGTTATTCCGGAAGTCAAAGCACCGGTGGTCGCGATTATCTCTGCCATAATTTCGGCGGTCTGGGCGGTAGCCGTAGCTCATCCCTTCTTATTTACGTTCTTTGTGTTGTCCATGGGTTACGCCATTTATCAGAACATGAACCAGCCAAAAATGCCTGACTTTAATTTAGGATCCGGGCCTGCGGGCGGATTGGATGAAGGCTCGCCCACATACGGCTGGGACGGCGTCCAGACTATTCAGGAAGTGGGAGTGCCGGTGGCAGTTGTTTATGGCGAGCACCGAATCGGCGGCAACATCGTAAACCAATACCTCTGGGAGGACGGCGACAACCATTATTTAAGCGTCCTGCTTGCGCTTTGCGAAGGAGAGATTGAATCTATTGATAGCATAGAAATTAACAATAACCCGATCGCCAATTTTGGCGGGGTTACGGTTTCAAAGCGGTATGGCACAAACTTTCAAAGCATTGTGAATAACTTTGAAGATCTGCATAACCTTTATCCGGTTAATGCCAATTTAGTTAAAGACAGCCCCTATGTTTACACTATGTCTGATTCAGATGTCGAAGGATTTGAAATTCACCTCAGGCTTAATAACGGCCTTTACCAGCAGAGTTCAGGTTCCGGGGATATCCAGAGCTGGAGCGTTACTTATAAGGTCGAATACAAACTGCATTCCGAGGCTACCTATATTGATTTAGGTGATACGACCATTTCGGAAAAATCGCGCTCAACAGTGCGCAGGGTGTTTCGCAAGGTCGGGTTAACTCCCGGGCAATACGATATCAGGATCACCCGCACCAGCGATGACAGTTCGCTTTCACCATTAAGGCAGGGTGATTTAACTTTGTTTCAAATCGATGAGCTTAAGACCGATGATTTAAGTTACCCGAATACTGCACTTTTAGGCCTGCAACTTTTGGCCACAGATCAGCTTAACGGAGGCACGCCAAATATCACCGTGATTGTTAAAGGTACGAAAGTTTCGGTCCCGGATATCCGTAATAGCGGTGCATCGGTTAGCTGGGATGACTACTATTGGGATGGAAGCAATTACCGCCTTTTATCAGATGATACTTTGCTGGAGTGGGATGGTGCTACTTATGCTCAGAAGTATTGCGCGAATCCGGTGTGGTGCTTAAGAGATTTTATCATTAATAACCGCTACGGCCTTGGCGAGTTTATTCTAACGTCGCATCTGGATAATGCGTCGCTGTTAGAAATGTCACAGTATTGCGAGGAGAAGGTGGCTGACGGCAAAGGCGGATTTGAGAAACGCTTCAGGCTCGATGTGGTGGTTGATTCAAACAACAAGGCGCTCGATATTCTAATTCAGCTGAGCGCTGTGTTTAACGCCATGCCTTTATACAGCGCAGGTGGAATATCGTTCAAGATTGATAAACAGACGTTGCCTACTCAGCTATTTGGCATGGGCAATATCGTTAAAGACAGTTTTGTTCAGAGCTGGAAGACGATCAAAGAAGTGCCGAATGTTATCGAAGTGCAGTTCACTGATAAAGAGAAAAATTATCGTCAGGAGACTATCGCTTATATCGACGAGGAGGCTCTTGCTAATGGTGAGCCGATGCGTAAAAGCCAGCTTCGTTTATTTACCACCGGCGCAAGCTACGCTATTCGCGCGGCGCGCTATGCCTTAAAGGTTGCGAAATATATTAACCGCTCGATTGTTTTTAAGGCAGGGATTGATGCTGTTGCCTGTCAGGCGGGGGATATTATTTCGATTTCGCATGATGTGCCGCAGTGGGGGTTTTCAGGCAGGGTAAAAGACGGATCAACTCTAACCTTAATCAAACTGGATCGCCCGATGACAATTGAGGATGGGAAATCCTACAAGATTCAGGTCAGGTTCAGTGACGATACGATCGAGGAAAGGGCGGTAACGTCACCGGCAGGGGTCTATACAGAGCTTGCCTGCGTGGCATTTACCAACGCGCCGCAGGATTTCGATGTATATGTCATTGGTGAAACAAATAAGGTCAAAAAAGATTTCCGGGTGGTAGCCATTCAGAGGGAGGGCAAAAACGAAGTCCAGATACAGGCATTGGAGTATAACGAGGCTGTGTATGACGATTCCGATATTATCCTTCCGCAGAATAATTACTCTTCACTTTCAGGGGAGATTCCGCTTGTCGCCAACCTGAACTTAACCGAATCGCTGGTCAAAAAAACAGACGGCACGATCGAGAACGCTATTGATGTTTGGTTTGACCGGCCGGTTTATGTCGACCACTACGTTAAGTCCTTTGCGAAAGCAAAAATCTATTTAAGCGACGACGGAGGGTTGAGCTGGGGGGCGAGAGGCGAAACAACGGGATCATATTTTCGTATCATCGGAGATATCGTTGACAGGTACACCTATAAGGTCAAGGTCACCTCGCTTACGGATATAGACGAGGAAAGCGCACTTATCACCGCGCCCGAGGCTTCAATTACCGTTGTCGGTAAATCTGCCCCGCCAAGCGATGTTTCGACGTTCTTGGTCAATCAGAATAGGGATCAGCTTTATTTCGGATGGAGTGAGATTCCAGACGTGGATGTGTGGGGATACGAGATAAGGCGCGGGGTAGATTGGGAAAGCGGCGAGGTTATTACTTTTCAGCAGGGGACGCATTATCTTACCACCGGCCTTAAAAAAGGCATTGATCAGAAATTTTGGATTAAGGCAATTGATACATCAGGGAACTATTCCGAAAATCCCACAGAGTCAGTTCTTACTGTCGGCGAAATTCCTTTCAGAAATGTCGTAGCTGAATATCAAGAGCACCCTCTGTGGGAAGGCGTAAAAACAAACCTTGAAATCAGCTCTGAAACGCTGGTGATCTCTGATGGATTTCTTACGGGGGAATATGAAACGTCTGTGCGGGATATCAGTTATGTGGCGGCGGTTTTTATTGAGATAGAAGCGATTGTTTCTTTGTCAACCGGCAGAAGGTTTAACAGCGATCCGGATGCGCGGTTTAACGACAGTTTGTCTTATCGGTTCACAGGTCAAGAAACTCAAAGTGTAGCAAGTTTTAAGATACGCCTATCAGAGGACAATATTAATTGGTCTGAATGGATTGATTATCAACCCGGTGATTATTACTGCAGGTACTTTCAGCTCAAAATGATTCTGACGCGAGGAAATTTAGGAGATTATGTGACGTGTTCAACCTTGCAGTATCTTGGAGACCTGCCGGATGTAGATGACTTTGGAAGCGATGAGGTTACGAATGCAGGCGAAGGCAAGGAAGTATTCTTTACCAAGACCTATCATGAGGAGCCGAATGTGCATATTGAGATAACCTCTGGAGGAGGCGTTTATACGCAGTTTGTAGGTAAGTCAACCACTGGTTTCATAGTTAAGCTGTTCAGTGCCCAAGGTGTTGCGCAAGTTGGCACTTTTGATTGGCACAGTCATGGAGTTTAAACAATGGGAAAAAAGTTAATACCAGCCAAATTAATTATTGAATTTGAAAGTGGCGCTTTTGTTAATGGAGCAATTCTTTACAAGGTCAATGATAGCGGTGTGATAGGCAAGGTTAAGACCATAGGAATAAAGAATGCCGATTTCAGCAAGCCGCTACTTAATGGCCTGCTTCAAAAATTTATTAAGCATGCGCATGACGCGGAAGGGGTAGTGGAATGATTTGTCATCGGTGTAAGCAGGAGATTTCAAAGGATATGGCGTATGTCTTGGTCAAAGGGAGCATTATTTTGCGCACTCCCAAAAAGCGGCCTCTGGTGTTTACCTGCATTGAGCAGGCGTTTAATTACGCGCAGGCTTTATTTATGCACGATGTCTGCTGGATTGAAACTTTGCGGGAATACGGAATAGATTTTTATGACATGAATAAAGTTGCAGAGCAATACAAGAATAAGGAGGTGTCTGATGGCTTGGGACAAAACGAAGCCGGAAAATGACATGCTTTTGATTAACTTCCCGGCCGCCTGCAGGGCAAACTGGGAAGCCTTAGAGTTAGGGGCGGATCCAAATCTTTTAGTTACAAATGCGAAAGTGGCGCCCGGTGCTGGCATTGAGGATACAAAACTCGCTCAGATAGTTACGCCGAACAAGGTTCACGGATCGGCGTTGACTGGGCTGGCAAGCATTCCGTCAGCGGCTGGAGTCCTACCGCAGGAGAATTCACCTAATAAGCTAAAAGCCGACGTAAGCGACACGACGCCGGAGTATTTAGACGGGCTTATTGATGCTTTGGTGTTTCAGATTTCAGGGAGCGATAAGATTCAGTTAAAAGATGGCGGTGTAGGGACTGAGAAGCTAGAGGGCGGATCCGCTTCGCCGGGAAACAACAAGTGTTACGGAACGAACGCAAGCGGCACAAAAGGTTTTTACGAGACTATACCTGTTCACCTTGATTCGATTCAGGACGGGCAAGGTCTTAGATATAGTAATGCCAATTCAAGGTTTGAGAACGCGCCGCCGAGAGCGGTATATGCTTAAAGGAAAAACATGGGAAATTATGTAAGCGGGCCCCCAAAAGATTCCGGAGGAAATCCAATCCCTGCAACGTGGACGGACGATCCATTGGTTCAGGACGTTACGCCTATTAAAAAGACTCATATTGTGGAGTTGAGGGCATGTTTAGCGGCACTAGACGGCCATTACCATGTGTTTAACGGAAATAATTCAAACGCAGAATTGCCTGATGTGGCTGTCGCGTGGGCAGAATCGAACGCTCAGCTTATCGTGGACGAAACGCCGCCGAAAGCATCGCACACAAATGAAATCATAGGCTTTATCAAGGCTTTTGACGGCCACTATCATTATGTGCCGGGATATAGCGTTAATTCAAATTCCTATGCTCCCGGCTTTAGTTTCGAAGATGATCCGGTTACAGCGCTTGTTACGTGGATTAAGGCATCGGCTCATGAGCAATTAAGAAGCCACTTGGAAAGCCTGTCAGCGCATACGCACATAGTTTGTTGCGAATGCGAATGCACTTGCACTTGTACCTGCACGTGCACTTGTACCTGTACTTGCACCTGCACCGAGCAGTGTTGCAGTGAATGCGATTGTGGAGATTAAAATGAAACCAAAATCAGCCTATATCTTTGTAACTAATAAATGCAACTTGCGTTGTAAATACTGCTATGAGGAAAACCGCACCGGCGATATGTCGCCGGACACCATGATCGCGACTATTGATTGGCTGGTAAGCCACTACGAAAAGGAAATGTTCACCCGGCCTTTTGAGAGCCTAACCTTTACATTCTTCGGCGGAGAGCCGCTTCTTAATTTCCCGACGGTTAAGGTCGGCATAGATTACCTGCGGACGATATGCGATAAGCTAAATTTCAAAGTAGGCATTCACATCTTATCAAACGGGACTGTGTTAACTGACGAGATGACAGAATATTTTAAGAGCGTCCGGCCATACAATAATTTTAATTGGCACTTTCAGGTATCACTCGATGGCTGTGAGGAAACGCATAATGCCAATAGGGTATTTGCCAATGATGAGGGAAGTTATAAGGTTATTTCCGAGAACATAAAGAAGATCCGGCAGATATTCAAGAGCGTAGGCGTGCGCATGACGGTTACGCCGGGCAATATAAAATCACTTTCCAAAGATTTTGAGGCATTGCTTTCTTTTGGCACCCCGGTAACCAACCTTACTCCCATCGTAGAAGGCGACTGGAACGATGAGGTGATCAGCGCGTTCGTAAGCGAACTCAAAAAATGCATCGAGTTATATTACCGGCAAGGCCACAATCAATATTTTAATTACCTGCATCACTCTTTAGAGAGGATCGTGGACAATTCTTTTAACCGGCAGAAAGGCTGTCGGGCGGGGGAATATTTAATAGGTGTTTCAACGGAAGGCAAAATTTATCCGTGCCATAGGTTTGTTGCCTACTCAAAAAAGTATGACTTCTGCTTGGGTGATGTTTGGAAAGGCATAGACAAAGAAGGCGAAGCATTTAAGAAAATAAACCAGATGCGGCAGAAGGCGGTTAAGTGTCTTAACTGCAAGGTGTTTTCTTGTAACAGGTGTTTTGCGACAAACATGTATTTAAATCAGGATCCCGCGGCCATTCCTGACAATGGATATTGTGAAATGAACGAAAAGATAAGCAGTGCCTTACGGCCAATAATAAGGAGGTTAATCGTGGATGGAAAGTTACCGCTTAAAGAAGGCGAAATGGCGGATCTAAAAGATAAGGGCGTTATGTTCAAGGTCAGCGAAGATGAACCAGCCGAACTTGTCGAGGACAAATTAGACGTCATGGCGCGGTGCATGATTCGTCTTGTGAAAGAAATGCAAGAGGTTAAGTCGGCCTTAGCTGTGATTGCCTCAAAGCCGAAGGAATAATCGATGAAGTATTTATGTATCGTTCCATACGAATATACCACCATAACAATGATGTACCGGAATTCGCCGGTCGGCATCTATAAGGTCGCCACAAAACTGCGCAGAGAAGGGCATACAGTTGAACTTTTCAATATGTATCCGCTCTACAGACCTAGAAAGTTTATGGAGATGAAGCCGGAGGGGATGTATTTCAAGGGGATCCCTGTATCACAATTTGTTGGGTATAAAAAGTGCGGTAATTTCGACAACGAAAAGTTATGCCGGGAGTTTCACAGATTGGGCCTTCCGATATCAGAACTCACGAAGAAGTTGGAGGAATTTCAGCCTGACAGGATATTTGTGGGTAATACCTTTACTTTTCTGTGGCGGGCAGTTTACGAGATTGTAGCCGAATGCAAAAGGGTAATGCCCAAGGTTCCAGTAAAGGTTGGAGGGCTATACGCTATTCTTTGTCCGGAACACGCCCAAGCGTCCGGCGCAGATGAAATAATGATGCCTGAAGAAAAGACCGTGGCTGATAGCTTCATCAAGATCGATACGGATTTATTCGCAGACAATCTTCCGGACAGGATATTTTTAGGCACTTCAGTAGGATGCCCTAATCATTGCGCATACTGTGCCGTCCATATTGTTGAGGGTTGCACTAAGGTAAATACAAGCCCTGATGAAGTATTAAGCGAACTCAAATACTACAAATCAATAGGGGTAACAAAATTCATTTTCCTCGATGCTAATATCCTCTACGGATACGAAAATCACTTTAAGATTATTCTCGATAAGGTCATCCAAGAGAACTTGAATATTCAACTCTATTCTTATGGCGGAGTAGAGGCGCGATTGCTTACTGATGATATCGCGGAGAAGATGGTCAATGCTGGTTTTCATTCAGTAAATATCCCTATTGAATGCGCAAGCGATATTATCATCAAGGAGTGGAAGCGGAATTGCTTTGTCGCTGATTGGGAACGAGCGATGAATGTCGCTAAAAGGCACTTTCAGCGCTTGCGTTCTTTTTTAATGATCGGCGCGCCAAATCAGACTACAGAAGATATCAGATCAACCATTGATTTAATAAAAAGCTACGGCGCGGAGGCGGTAACGCTTCCCTACACTCCAATTCCGGGCACTTCCGACTACGAGAAATTCAAGCATATAGATCTGGAAGACCTTAATCCTGCCTTTTATCCTTGCGCTCACGAAAAAATGAAGGCAGTGGATTTAGAAAAGTTTTACGCGGCAAATCGTAATGTCAGGTTTTGCTTAAGAGATTGGGATGATGTTCAACAAAAGATACCGCCGCCCACAAAGACGATATTTGAGAGCGGACCTGCGGTATTAAAGAACGGCAAATAAAGGAGGTACGGCAATGGGAAAAGTTATGAATCATGAGGAAATAGTTGTTGAGGATATTGTTAAGGCGCTGGATCCGGTTGTTTACAATCCGGAGAGCGGCCAGTCCGCGTCATTCGCCATGGTTTGCGCTGAAGGCGGAGCGATGCGGTATTTCGTTAATGGACAGAATCCGAGCGCAACATCAGGCGTGTTGCTTGAAGAAGGTGACATAGTCGAGCTTCCGTCGATTTGTCACATTAAGGATTTTAGAGTGATAAGGGCTGGGGTTGATGCTGGCAAGATTGTTGTGACCTATGAGAGCTAAAAAGGAGGATTTGAAATGGAACATATTAAACATCAGAAAAAGAACAGAATTATAAATCGAGTCACGGAGATAGTAACCGAAGGCGGTTTACCAAAGACTGGTCAAATGATGGTTTACCAAATGGGCGATGATGGTTATTACCAGATGGGGTATCCCATCGGCGGCGGACAGAGGTTTATCGATAACGGTGACGGCACCGTGGTTGATATGGCGACCGGGCTTATGTGGATTAAGGATCCGCAGGCGGTTGGTTTGGGAATGACTATGTATTGGTATGACGCAATTAACGCTTGCGAGAATTTGTTTCACGCTGGGCATGATGATTGGCGTTTGCCGAATATCAATGAGCTCATGTCAATCGTGGATCACTCGAGATACAACCCGGCGTTTGACACGATGTTCTTCGTTCCGGCTCCGGATACTTGGACGCCTTATTGGTCATCAACGATTTGCGCTCCTTGGCCGGACGGGGCATGGTGCCTATATCCTTATGATGGTTATAAAACTTCATGGGGTAGACCTTACGACATGTGTTTCGTGCGTCCGGTTCGTGGCGGTAGATCATAAAAAGGAGGATTCAAAATGGCAAAAGTTACAGTTGAATACAAGGATGGGAAAAAGGTCGTGACGTATCCCTCAGGCGAAAAAAGGGAACACACGAAAGAGAGTTTAACCGGCGCAAGAGAGATGTTTTTGAAGCGCAGGCAGAAAATTGATGAACAGATCGCCTCAATCGATGGTGATATCAAGAAGATAGGATAGGTTTATGCAGAATAGCGTGGCTTGGACGAAGTTTATCACGCCGGTGTTGGTGACGATTACTATCTTCATGCTTGGGGTGATTATTGCGCAGGTTAACCGCATTGATGAGAAGCTGTTTCATCATTTGGCGAATGACGAGATTCACATGCCGAGAAGCCTTTATGTGTCTAAGGCAGAGTTTGATATTCAGAGCCGGTTCATTGAGAAAGAGAACGACCGGATTATTAAGGCGATTGATGACTTGAGGAACGATTTAAAGGCGGAATATGGAAAAGGTAAGGCTCGAAATTGACCTGCACGAGTACAAGCGGCTTGCTTTGGTGATCCGGGATCACAAGAGCATGCTTTATAAGCTCAGTATGCATGAGCTGATCAGGCGTGATTTGATTCGGGACATGGATATTATGCGGGGTATTCTTGAAAAATCGGAAGTTAAGCGGGAGGTATCGAAATGATTACGATCAAGTTGCTTATTGCTTTTGCGCTCGGCGTAGCAGTCGGTGGGCTGGGGATGTTCTTTTATCTTTCAATTAAAGGAATGGTGAAAAATGGCGGATCAGGAAAAGTTCAGTCTTCTTAAATTTTTGGGCAGTTTTGGTCAGTGGTTGCCGTGGGTTAAGACCGCGCGCTACGCGATCGGCATTGCGGCGATCGGGCTCATCGGGCTGACGATTTACAAGGCGTTCTTTATGCCGACACAGACCACGAAGCAAGAGACGCATATCATCGCGCAACCCGGATCGCAGGTAACGATTGACCAGAAGCGCGAAGAGAAAAAGTCCGGTCTTGAGATTCATCCCTTCGTTGAGGGGTATGGTTTCGCGGAATCCGACGATCGCAAGGGCGTTGGCGGTAAGGCTGGAGTGCGGGTTGATTTTTGAAGAAACGTCTTGCCAACTATAAAACCTTATGGCCTACTTACCCCTCGAAAGGAGGGGATTTTTATGGTTAAAGAAAACATGACGGCAAAAAAGATGCGTTATATTAGCGTCAGAAACGACGGCGAGGAAACGTACGTCGAAAACATTCCGGTGTCGGGCCGGATGCGTGATCATCTTCCGGCCGCCAAGTTGCGTCTGCGGGAGATCCAGCGGGTGATGCCTTTGGGCAAGTGGTCAATCCGGATTGAGCAGGTGTGGCCGGAAAAAGACGCCCGGCATTATCAGTGGATCGATGTCGTGACCGGTAAATTAGAAGAGTCGGTGTTATAAAAACAAGGAGGAATTTGCCATGGGGAAGAATGTTAAGAAACGGAAGGTCGTTGAGGTAAAAGAGCCGAGAAAGATTTCAGCCGAAGCCTCTTCGCCTAAAGAAGGGATCGTCATGCATGCCGGGGCGTCTCGCAACGAGCTTATGATTGCTGCTAAGGAACGTGGGATTAAAAACTTCCGCGTATTAAACAAGCAGGAGTTGGCAGACGTATTAAAGAATATCGGCGATCAGAAGGCAGTTGATGCGATCGTGGCTGGTGCAGTTGCCAGATGGAAGGCTGGTTGGGGCAAGAGGAAGGATAAAAATGAAAGTCAAAGCTGAGCTTGATTTGAAGGTTGAGATGGGCGGCGTGTCGCATATTGGCACCGGCTGTCAGGGTTACTTGCCGGAAGGCACGCGGTATGAGGATATCGTCAGGGTCTTTGGCGGGCCCCAGATTGGTGTATCGCCGGATGGTAAGACCAAGGCAGAGTGGGTCGGCAGGATCAACGGCCTTGTGTTTACGGTCTACGACTACAAGTCGCGGCTGGATCCGGAGCGTAACACCGACTGGTATATCGGCGGCAAGCATAAGTTTATCGCGGAGCTGGTGAATATTTACTTTAAGACAAAGCAGTAA